GGAAGAGGTTGAGTGCGTAGAGGTTGAGACAGACGTCCACCGTCAGGTCGTCCGTCAGTTGCAGGGAGAACTTGCCTTGGAGCTTATTGGCCATTACGTGTTCAGGTTAAATACAGCCTTCGAAGTGTCGAGGACAGCCTTGTAGATTGTGCCGTCGCCTTCAAAGTTAACAGAGAAAGAGGCCACTTCGTTCAACCCAGCCGTTTCTTCGTAGCTGGTGATGTACGCCTTGCCCCAGTACATAAGGTCGCCGTCGAGACCGGTGGTCCATGCCACCTTCACCTTGGTCTTGGCTTTCCACAGGGTGAAGAGGTCGGCCGCGCTGCGGACAGAGCTGCTCAAGCCGTACTCCACGAGGCCGTCGGCGGTCATAGTCCACGACAGCGAAGAGGTCAGGATTTCGCGCTCGCCGTCGTTGTCTTTGGTCGTGGCGTCGATGACCTCCATGGAACCGCTGAAGGTGCCGGAGGTGGCGCAGGCAACAATCTCCCAGGTGTCATTCTCGGAGGTGTTGTCGCCGTAGGTGTTGCCGCTGAAGGTGCCGCTGTTGGCGCTTTCGTTGGAGATGAAGATACCGATCGCGTTGGAGCGGATTTTACCGGAGGTTGGCATGTCTTAAAAGTTAAAGGGTTTCAGTTGGGAAAGTTCGGGAAAGTCGCCGACTACCTCCGTGGGAGGGAAGCGGTCGGGCTTGTTGGCGAAGCCGCGGAAGGTGTTGATGTTGACCTCGCTCTTGATGTCCACAATCATAGGGGTCTCGCTCTTGAGCAGGAAGGTGAGATGGTCGGTGCAGCGGCTGATGTTGGTACGGAAGCACGCGTCGAGACCGCTCATCAGCTCGTACTCGTAGCAGTGGCCCCGGTGCTTTTGGCAGGCTTCCACCAGCTTGCGCGAGGTACAGCGTCCGACGTTCGACTGGCCGCGCCCGCTGAAGAGGTGTGTCTGTCCGGTCTTGCTGTCCACGATGTAGAAGGCGGCGTGTGCTACCCACGCTCGCCCGGCCTTCAGCTCCTTGGCCATCTTCTCTGCCCAGTCGTTCCGCAGGATGTTGTCCGAGCAGTACTCCATGAGGTAGTCGAACTGCATATGCCGCAGCATGTAGCGCAGGCCCATCTCGAACTTGCGCCCGACGGGGTGGTTGCCTACCTCGTAGTGGATGTAGTTGCGCTTCTTGCATACCGCCGCAAGGCCGGGGTCGTCGCCGATGACGCATACCTCCATCTCGATGCCATGCTCGAGGAACTGGCCGCGTACGCGGTCGAGCGCGTCCATGGCAATGTTGCGGATGCGCGGCCGCTTATAGACCGGGAAGTGGACGGCAATCTTCATTTGCTCTTGCGTTGGGTGATGTACCACTCTCGGTCAATGCAGTGGACGGTGATGCCGTCGTAGGAGCGGTCCATCGATGCCGATGCGCTACCGTCAATAGTCACCGTCGTGTCTTCAGCTGCTGGTCGTAGGGTCAGGGTCCGCTGGTTCGAGAGGTGGCTGCCGGTCTTGATACGCACCTCACGCCCTTCGCTGGTAGCTACCTCTGGTAGGCGCAGGGTGGACGAAGCTGAGCCGGAGCCACTCGCGTAGTTGCAAAAGATGAGGTGGTCGCCGCTGGCCACGGTAAATGTGGTGCCGTTGGTCAGGGTGATAAGGCGCGGGTTGCTGTACACCGCCCCATCGATGTTTAGGTCGGGGGTGCTCTCCCATACCGACGTGCTTGCGTTGTATTCCAGGCGGCTGTAGCGCGCCGGGCTGGTGGCGTCTACGTCGTAGATGTCGTCGAGGTACAGCTCGCCGAGGTCGGCAAGGGCAGAGGGCACGGTGACGTTGTCGCGGACGACGCGCACGTCGTACGTCTGCGTCAGCGTGAAGAGGTCGATGGCCTCGAAGACATCGGTGGCCTGGTTGGTCAGCCGGATTTCTGCGATGGTGTTGCCGCCATAGCCGTCGAGCGCGGCACGTACCAGCACCGCCAAGGCGTTGGCGTCTTTGGGCTTGTCCTCGATGATAGTCACCTGCACGGTGTTCGTGTCCATCGTGCTGGTGCTGTCGTGCGTGTCGGCAGGGTCGGTGCTGATTTGCTGCACCACGATGGCCGGGATGGTCCCACCTTCGAGCCGAGACAGCGGGTAGATGCGGTCGGCGGTGGTGATGGCCGTGACGTTGGCGTCTGCCTTGAGTATGTCGATGACGAGGTTGATCATGCGAAGCCTTTTTTGCGCTTGTAGCGGTCTATGATTTTGATGGCGTCCCGGTTGAAACGCTCCACCGCCACGTCGCCCTTGCTGTCGAGCACCTCTTGGTAGATGTCGTGCCCGCCAAAGCCTGGGTGCTTAATCTTCTGAATGCGGTGGATGTAGCCGCTGCGCTCGTTGCGCACCATGAAGCCGCCCTTGCCGGTCATGCGGCGGCCGTCTTTTTCGCCGTACTTCTTGGGCCGTGGCTTGGCCCCTACCGCACGGCCCAAGCCGCCGGTCCTCACCTGCGGCGCGCTGCCCTTTTGGATGAGGTGGTTGTATTTGATGGGTGCGAAGGTGGTCGGCGACGCGGCGTCCATAAACGTGCTCACCGGCCGCACGCTAAAGCGCTTATTAGCGGTCTTGAGCACCACGTAGGGTGAGTATCGCTTGACGTTACCGCGCACGACGTGCTGCGACTTTGACCACGATCCGGAGCCGCCGAGCTGCTTGCCAAGGCGCTTGGCCTCGTTGCGCAGGACGGAGGCCGCGTTCACCTGGGCCGTAGCTACGGCGCCGCTCTTCAGCTCCAGCGGCAGCTCCTTAAGCGCCTGCTCGATGGCTTTGACGCTGCTCGCATCTACACGCACGTTGAAGCCCGCCATCAGTTCCTAAGCTCGGTAAAGACGCGCAGACCTTCGCGCCGGCCAATCTCCTCCACGCCCACGATGTAGTAGTACTGGCTGTTGTACAGGATGCGCATGGTGGAGTTCACCGTCGAGCGGTAGCGCATCGTCCACTGCGTACGGGTGAGGGCCGTCTGCCGGTCCACCTCCACCACCTCGCCAGAGCCTCGGTCGAGCTTGTCGGCCCACACCGTCGCCAGCGTCGTCCACGTCACCACGTCGTAGTTCCAGTCGTCTTTGGTCACCGTCGGCTGCTCGATGACGATGCGCCGGTCCATCTTACCGATTCTCATGCGTAGACGCGGTAGGTGGACAGCAGTGCCTGCACGCCCATGGGTAACTCGGTCGCGATGGTGCCAGTGATGACCTGCTGCCGGTTCTCGTAGTAGTGGCCGCACAGCAGGCGCATAGCCTGCAGGATAGGTCCGGGCACCGTGCTGTGCCCTGCCGTCGTGTTGATGATGACCTGGTTGTAGCGCTCGAGGTAGACGGCCGGAGGCGCGTCGAAGGCGATGCGCTGGGGTGATCCAACGAGGTCGGCATACCACCGCGCCGTTGACAGCGTCTGAAGCACGTTGTCCACGTCGTAGAACTGCACCGACGAGATAGCCGTCACCGGCCCGGCGGGGAACTGGTTATCCTCGAAGGAGTCCATGTAGAAGGTCACCGTGCCCGAACCGAACAGGCGGCCCGTATATTCCTCGCACGCCTGGCGTGCGGAGGTGAGCAGGAAGCCGAGCGTGGTGTCGTCATCGTTGCCGTCAATCCTCAAGTAATTCTTGAGGTTGGTGAGGCTGATGAAGTTGGTGTCGGTAGGCTCCGCCGCGCGGCTGTATCGCATAGTCATAGGTCAAAAGTAAGAAAGCCCGGGGGAGTGCCCCGGGCCTTCTCTATGATGTCAGCTCTGCAAGGATTACGCGCCCACCGTGAAGCGGACGTCGCCCGTGTGTGCGAAGTCGGCGTCGGCGTACATGTTGAGGATGAGGCGGGTGATGCCCGTCGCAGCCAAGGTGTACGGGTCGATAACGAGGTCGGCTGCTCCGCCGCCCCAGTATGCCACGTAGCAGTTCTCCATGTTCGCGATAACAATCGGAACGAGGTCGGCTTCGTTGTTGAGCGTCGTCGCTGCCGTCGTGTTGGCGTAGACCTCCGAGTAGACGTCGTACGACGCGTCCGTGATAAGGCCAGCAGCTGCGAGCGACGTGCCGTATGCCTGGTACCCGAAGATGGCGTTGTCCTGCATAATGGGGATAGCGCCGCCGGAAACCGTCGGGGTGTAGCGCGCCGTAGCGAGCAAGCCGTGCGACGTGATGAACGCCGTGCTGTTCGTGAGGGCGTTGGCGTTGCCGAGGGCGCCGATGAGGCCCGATGCCACCTGCGAGGTCAAGCCTGCGACCGTAGCGGCTGCCGTTTCGTTACGCTTCACGAACGTAGAAGCAGCAGCTGCGATGACCTTGGTCAGGAACATCTCGTCAATCTGCGCGGCAGAAGCCCGTGCGAACTGGCGCTGAACCGTAGCATCGATGCTTTGGTTCATAGCTGCGAGCAACTCGTTGGTGATGTCGATACGCGATGCCACACGCTGCGGAGCCAGCTGGCGTGCTGCGATAGCTGCTGCACCCGTTGCCGAGGCCGTTTCGTTGATGATGTCCGTGCCGTCGTTGAGGGAGGGCAGGTTGATGTTTCCAGCGAGGCCACGCAGGACGTTGGCGCCTGCCTGCTCAAGGATAGGGGTGGGGACGAGCGCCTCGAGGACGTTCGTGTTGGCCTGGCCGGGGACGTTCGTGCCGCCGATAGTCGACGTGTTCCGGAGGATGAAGCCCGGGATCTGCGCCAAGCCGCGGACGCCTACGCCTGCGTTCTTCAGGTCGGATGCTGCCTGCTGGCTCATCTCCGCCTCGAGGCCGGTCAAGCGGCCGGTCATCGATTCGCGGACGAGCTTGCTGATGGAGTAGCGCTGCTGGATTTTCTCCTGCTCGAGCACCTCCGGCTGCGGGGTAGCAGCAGAGAAGGCAGCACGCAATACCTGCGCCTCGGTCTTCTCGGCGCGCTCAATTTTCGCGTCGAGCGCCTCGATTTCGGTGTGCAGGTTGTCGACGGCCGTCTCTTCGGTTTCGTTGAAGGACCGCTGCATCAGCTCGGCCGATTCGGTCAAGCTCTTGAGCTGGTTGAGCTTGGAGGCGCGCAGCGCCTTCATGTCGTTGAGGTTCATGTATGGAAGGGTAAAGGGTTTCGGGTCAAAGGTAGTATTTGCCGAGATATTGGTTTTCCGGCTTTGGTTTTCCTCCGGGCTGTCGTCCGGCATGTCGTTAGGCATGTCTTCGGAGACCTCCTCGGTGTAGTCGTCAATCATCGCCTTGATGTCCTCCAGCGATTCGATGATGTCGTCGAGCAGGTCGTCGGTCTTATCGTCGCGCTCCTCCACCGCCGTCGGCAGGAAGTTGATGCCGCGCGCCGCCATACGTGCGGCAACGGTGGTGGTGGGTGAGGCGGGGTACGTCACCGGGCTGACGTCGTACAGCTGGCCAACGCGGGTGATGGTACGCACGCTGCGTTCTTTGTTCCACTCGTCCTCATCGATAGTGAAGGCGAAGCTCGACTGCGTGATGTCGCCTCGCTTGATGAGCTTGTAGAGGTCGCGCCCTTCGCTGGTGTCGGCGAGCATAGCACGATAGTGGAGGCCGCGCTCGTCGATGGTCAGCTCGAGGGTTCCGTTGGTGGTGCGCGCCAGCGGGACGCCAGCGTGGTTGATGAGCAGCCGGACGTCGTCCTCCGTGCGCCCGTTGAAGGCGCCGGGAGCTACGCGCTCTTGGAAGTAGCCCAGGTCGTAGCTGTCCCCGAAGACGGAAGCGTAGCCGCTGATGATCATGTCCTCTGTCGCGCGCACCTCCATGGTACGCACCTCGACGTTGGGGCCGTAGATGTTCCGCAGCTCTTGCTCGCGGTCGTTGTTGTTCTCTTGCATCTCTTCAGCTTTTTGTGGGTAGTCGTTACACGGCATCGCTGCTGATTTTCGTGCTGTAGTCCGACATGCTGCTCAAGTCGAGCTGGTTCACCTGCACCAGGTGGATGTCGCCCTTCGCGCCGATGGTGTTGTAGTCCTCCATCGTGCGCACCTCGTTGATGGTGAACACTCCGTCGGTGAGCATTTGGTGGTAGTAGTCGCTGCGCGCTTTCGTGTCGCCACGCAGCAAGTCCTGCATGTTGAACTTGGCAAAGTAGTCCTCCCGCTCAAACTCGGGGATGAGCTTGAGGTTGACCTCCTGCTCGATGCGCGTGGCCCATGGCACAATGGTGTGTCGTGCGAAGTTGCGGCCCTGCTCTTCGGTATTGCTGAAGGTCGTCTGCGTGGCAACTCCTACGATATACGGCGGGACGCCCATGATCGTGCAAATGGTCTCGTCGCTGTAGCGCCGGGTCTGTAGGAACTGCGCCTGCTCGGGAGGCAGTGAGATTTGCTGGTACTTGAAGCCAAACGGCAGCACCTTGACGCCGATGCCGCCGGTCTGCCACGACCGCCGCACCGCGTCCATCTGCTCGTTCTTGATGGGGTTGTCGGTGGACAGGATGCCAAGCATGGAGCCATCGGAGCCAAAGAAGTCGGCGCCGTAGTTCTCGGCCGCCTTGGCGATGCCGATATTCTCCTGGTGCAGCTCGATGGGGGACTTGCCGTTGAGGCAGCTCACGGCCAGCACGTCCTCGTAGCGCAGGTCGCCCAGCTCCGCGTGACGCACGAACAGCATGCCGTTCATGTTCATCAGGGTGCAGTCGTTCGTGTGCAGGATGTGCAAGTCGGTCGGCCGGCCGTCGAAGGTGTTGCGCTTGATGTGCGCGAAGGCCCGGCCGTAGACCATGGCCATCGCGGTGATGCTCTCCCAGAACTCGTAGGGCGTCTGGTAGTCGTTCGGCCGTACGGCGCACAGCTGGTGGGCCGGGTGGTTGTACGCCAACCGCCGGCCGGTGTCAATCCGCTCGAGCACGTTGAGGTTCATGTAGCCCAGCGTCTGCGAGATAGCGCGGACGCAAGCGTACACGGTGGCGACCGTCATGGCGTTCTCTTTCCCTACCATAGCGCCCGAGCGGGTGCGCATGGTGTAGGCCGTAGAGTTCCAAAACTCGTTGTTGCCGGTGTAGGCAACGCGAGCACGCCGCTGGAAGAGGGATAGGATTCTCTCGAACATTGCGCCGAAGGTACGCTATAGGAAAAATTCCCTACAGCGTCACCACCTCGTAGATGACGTCATCGTCGTCGCTGTTGAGCTTGCAGCCAAAGGCCATGATGGAAGCTACCACCCCGTCGACCATCTGCCCGTATTTGGTGCGCCCTTTGGTGACCTTGATGTTGTCGGCGGCGTCGCGGTCCAGCTTCACGCAGCCCATCTGCCAGCGCAGGCAGGCGTTGCCCCCGTGAATGACTGTGCCCTTCACCACCTCCATCTCGAACATCTTGGTGGGCATGCTGATGTCGAGGAAGCCCTGGCCCATTGGCTGCATGTCGATGCCCGCGTCGATTAGCTCCGGCACGATGTACGTGGAGAAGCGGCGGTCGTACGCGACGGCTGTGATGTTGTAGGTCTCCGCCGCCCGGATGATGTGGTCGCGAACGGTGCGGAAGTCGGTGACGTTTCCGGGTGTGATGGACAGGTCGCCGTCGCGCTGGAAGCGCAGGTAGTCCACGCCTTCGCTCTTGCGCATCTTGGTGCGCTCCTCGTTGACGAACTGGTGCACCTTGAGGTAGTGCACCTGCACCACCTCGTCCCAAAAGAGCAGAGCAAACGCGGTGAGGTCGCGGGTGGAGGCCAGGTCGAGCCCGCCCCAGCAGGGCAGCTTCTTGAGGTAGTTGTCGTCCGGCAGGGGCCGCGCTCCGCGCATGAACTCGTGGTCCGTGATCCACGCGACGTCGCTGCCGGTCCAGATGTTGAGGTGCAGGCGCAGGAACGTGTTAAGCACCGCGGGGTTTGCCTTGCACTTGGCGACCTCCTGCTCGAAATACTCCTTCCGGCAGATGGCGCCGTAGCCGGGGTTGGCCTTCTTCCACGTCGCCTCCT